TACTAATGCTAGTTTAACTGATAATAGCAGCCGTGTAGCTAGTAATTTCAGTAATACTGCTGCTATAGAATCTAGAAGAGTATCAAACATTGCAGGTGCTGTGTCTACAATTACTACAGGCAATCTAACTGCTAGTCGTGCTTTAGCGTCTGACGGGTCTGGTAAGATTGCTATAGCAAGCACTACTACTACAGAACTTAATCAACTTAATGCTATTACCAGAGGTTCTATAATTTATGGCAATGCTTCTGGAGCAACTGCAAGATTAGCTGCTGGTGGTGCGGACAAGGTATTAACCTCGGATGGTACTGATATATCTTGGGAAGATGCTAGTGGTGGAGGTATGGGTTATAGTGTTAATACTACTATTATAGATCCTCCAGGTTCTACAGACTCTGATTTAGGAGATGTTACTAATACTGGTGATGCTTTTGGTCAAAGGATCCATCCATCGTATGATTTAATGGATCCTAATGGTTCTGTTATCACTACAGATTTAGGAGCCCTTTAATTAGGCAATAAGGAAAGGTTATTATGACTACAAAAGTTCATTCATACTTAGGCGGTCTAAATATAGACGTCACAAACAAATTTGAAATAACAGCTAATGCTACTGTTACAGTAGGTAATGGTACCTCTACCGGTAACGTACATGTGGGCGGAGAAGTTGCGGCAACAACCTTTATAGGAGATGGTAGTGCTTTAACAGGTATTATAGCAGGTATAGGATTTTTTAATTCCTCTATTAATGCTGTACCTGGTACTACTAGCACTGATATGGGAGACTTAACAAGTGGTACTGATGCCTTTGGTATTAATAATACACCCCAATATGATTGTCTAGATCCTACAGGACAGCTACTGACTACAGATCTGGGTACACTCTAATAAATAAAATATATTGACGTTAAATAATAAATATGATAAAAAGGTTATAATAACCTTGATAAAATAGGCACATTAGATTGTGCGAGTATAAATAAGGAGCAATAAATGGCTACAGCACTACAACTTAGGAGAGGTACAACCGCACAGAATAACTCGTTTACGGGTGCTGCTGGCGAACTCTCATATGATACAGCAACTGAAGGGTTGCGTGTACATGACGGATCTACTGCAGGTGGATTTGAAATTCTACCTTCTGGATCTATTCTACCTTTTGGCGGCACTGCGGCACCAACAGCTGCATTTTTGCTATGTAACGGCGCAGATGTAAGCAGATCAACTTATGCAAGACTATTTGCTGTAGTGGGTACTGCCTATGGAGCAGGTAATGGTTCTTCTACTTTTGGTCTTCCTGATCTACGTGATAGAGTACCTTTAGGTAAAGGTTCTAACAATAGTACTTTAGGAGCGGAAACTGGTTCTGCTGCTGCATCTAGCGTTATTACTAATGCAACATCTACTACCGGTACATCTAATACTGGTACAGGTACAACAGGTACTGCTAATACAGGTACAGGTAATACGGGTACCGGCACTACAGGAGCAGGAACTTCAGGAACAGGCACTACAGGTACCGCAACTAGTGGTTCTACTGGTTCTACTACTAGTGCTTCTAATTCGGGTACAGGTACTTCTGGAAGTTCTACTTCTACAACAGGTACAGGTACGACAGGTGCTAGTAACACAAACTCTGATGCTGTTACAGGTGGTACTACTAACTCTCTTAGTGTTACAACAGCTACTTTTGCTACTTCAGCAAAAGACTCTTCACAAGCTTCAGCAGCTACTGCAGTAACTAACGCTTCTCATACACATACTATTCCCGCGTTAACAGTTCCTGGACTTTCAATTCCTTCACTATCTGTTGCTGGTCACACACACACTGTACCTGCATTGACCATTCCATCTTTAACTGTTGCGGGCCACACACACGCAGTTCCTGGACTATCTGTTCCTGGACTATCTGTTCCTGGATTATCAATTCCAGCACTTACTATACCTGCACTTACTGTACCTGGACTATCAATTCCAGCACTTACCGTACCTGCATTGAGCATACCTGCTTTAACAACAACCTTGCCAAGTAGTGTTGTTAACTATATAATTAAAACATAACTATTAACGGAGGGGAAAATGTTATCGTTTAAAGTTCAGTATAGGCTGCAAGGCCAAACGTTTAAGAAAACTATTACTAAAGTGGTTGAAGATGATTTAATGTCATCAGGCCAAGCACGTTATTTTATGAGAGAAGACGGCTCTAGGATTGAAGTTCCTATTACTGCTGAATTTTATTTCGGGGCTGATCGTGCAGAATTTATTAGGCAAGTACGAGAAGCAAGTGCTATAGCTAATGATGATGCTGATAATCCACCTGTTGTATCTGGTAATATACCTGGTATGGCACATCCAGCTAATTTACAGTAGGAGCTACCATGGCTAAACCTCCTGTAGAGATTCTAGATGCTTTAAATATAGATACTTGTACTTGGTTGTATAATTTTGCTGATTCTAATCCAGCGGCTTTTATTAATGACAACCAAGTTATAGGTATGTTTAAAGATAAGACGATTCCATTAAAGAATCTGCATAGGACTATGCCTGATCCTTTTGGACAAGTAGAAAGAGTTTTAAATTTATCAAGATTTATTGCTCAAAAATCAATTTTAGACTACTATGAAGAATATAGTTATCCAGAAAATACAGAATTAGTAAAATGGATTCCAGGTGATAGTATGAGTATACACTCAGATAATTCTTGGACAGAAGGTAATGGATTAGAAACTCAAAAAGGTGTAGATCATCCTACTAAATATAGAACTTACTCTGCTATTTTCTATATAAATGATGATTACGAAGGTGGAGAGATATATTTTCCTAATTGGGATATAGAAATAAAACCTAAAACGGGTTCATTAGTTATTTTTCCATCAAATGAAGAATATATACATGGCGTAAAAGAAGTTAAAAATTTAAATAGATATAGTATAGCAGTATGGTATGCAGGACACGAATATTATGCAGAATAAACCACCTATAGAAATTAAAGGTGTTCTTAATAGGGATACCTGCCTTAAGTTACATAACTTTATTGATACAGATCCTATAGCTTTTAAGGAAGGTTATAAAACTATATGGTATAACACTCTACATAAAAAGATGGGTGCCCCTTTTGCACAAGTTGAACATGCTTTAAATACTGTAAGATTTAGTGGACAAAAGTCAGTTTTAGATTATTATGGAGAATATAGTTATCCAGAGAATACACAACTAGTAAGATGGGAAATAGGAGAAGATATGGACTGCCATTCAGATTTTTCTCCTACTGCTGATAATAATAGGTCTAATCAAAAATTTTGGAATAGTACTGACGATAGTTATAGAACTTATTCTGGTATTTTCTATATAAACGATGATTATGAAGGCGGGGAAATTTATTTTCCTCAGTGGGATATGTCAATAAAACCTCAAATGGGATCACAGGTTATTTTTCCATCTACAGATGATTATTTTCATGGAGTAAAAGAAGTTAGAAATTCAAAAAGATATACTATTACTACGTGGTACGCTGGTGACATAAAGTATGTAGAGTAAAAAGTATAATGTGGAGTAGTTATGTCAGACAACATAAGAGAGTTAGATCAAGTGCAAGCAGAATTAGATATTCTACACGAACGTTCCCAAACTAACAAAGCGAATATTTATTCGCACGAAGCTGTATGTGAAGTTAGGCATAAAATTATAATGGAAAATATGGATGCTATATCTAAAGAATTGAGAGTTATACACTTAAAATTAAATGATGTACAAGAACTAGCTACTAAAGGTAAAACTTCATTACACACCTTACTATGGGCTGGCGGCGTTATAGCAGGGCTAGTAACTCTTTTTTCTGTACTATATAATATGTTACCTAAATGAATGATAAATTTTTTAAAATTAATGTAGATAAATTATGCAGTAGACTACCACAAAATGTAGTTTTTAATGAGTCTCAAAAAGCTATGTTACTAGGATTAGAAGAAAATAGATTTTTTGTACATGTAGCGGCACGTCGTACTGGTAAATCATATTCTGCTGCTATTATTGCATTTGCTAAATTACTAGAACCTGGTCAACAGGTTATGGTGGTTGCTCCTAACTTCTCACTATCTTCTATTATTTGGGATTATGTTACTGATCTAATTAAAAGTATGGAACTTGAGGTAGATAAATTTAATCAAAAAGATAAAGTAGTTAAACTTATAAATGGATCTATTTTTAGACTACTATCAGCTAATAATAGAGATTCTTTAGTTGGTCGTGCTGCTAATCTATTAATTGTAGATGAGGCCGCGATTATACCTCATGATGAATATTTTACTCGTGACTTACGTCCTGCATTATCTACCTTTAAAGATTCTAGATGTTTATGGATCTCTACTCCACGTGGTAAAGGTAATTATCTATATGATTACTTTATGAGAGGTAAAGACGATGAGTATGATGAATGGGGTTCTTCTATCCATACTTGGAGATCTAATCCTTTATTATCTGAAAAAGATATTAATGAAGCTAAGAAAACTTCTACAAGAGCATTATTTGCCCAAGAGTATGAATGTGAGTGGACTACTACAGAAGCACAGATATATGAGTATTTAGATGAAACAAAACATATTGATGATTATGCAGAAAATAGATACATGGAAATTATCGCAGGACTCGATGTTGGGTATCGAGATGAGAATGTATTTGTTGTTATAGGCTATGATGGTACTTCATATTATATTCTTGATGAATATATATCTAAAGAATCTACTACCTCTGAATTAGCTTCTGCTATACAAGAACAAATAGATAGATGGAATATAGAAACTATATACATAGATTCTGCAGCACAACAAGTAAAAGCTGACTTTGCCTATGACTACGATATATATTGTGAGAACGCTATTAAATCAGTTAATGACGGTATAGCTTGTTTACAATCACTAATAGAAAATGATAATCTATACTTTGATACCATGGGAGGAAAACATACTTATTCTGCTATGAGCTCTTATAGATGGAATCCTAATACTGAAAACCCTAAACCTATTCACGACTGGACTTCACACCCTAGCGACTCTGTTAGATATGCTATATATACTCATTCGAAAATGAGTGGTGTGTCTATATATGGCTAATGTACGATTAATAGTTTTAAATTATAAAAGACCTGATAATGTATATAATATTATTAATACCTATACTAAATTACTTCCTATAAGTGTAGTAAATAATAATCCTGAAGAGCCCTTCCCATATTTAGGCAATGGGATTGATGTTATAAACAATGAAAAAAATTGGATGTGTATGGAGAGATGGGTAAGATGTTTTGACTATGATGAACCTTATAAGTTTATTATAGATGATGATCTATTACCTCATCCTTCTTTACTTAAAAAAATGTATAATAAAAATTTACCAATAGTAGGAGTATATGGAAAATCTGGAGTATCTACTGCTAATTCTTATGATGAATTAAAAGATCATTGGAATAAAGATGCAAAAGTAGATTTCCTAGTAGGAGCAGTTAACCTAGTAAAACAATCAGCATTAGATTTAATACAAAAAGATATAGAAAAAATAGGTTATCCTAAACGAGGGGATGATATAATCGTATCTTATTTACTTAAAAAGTATTTAAATTTAAAATATCTTGACACAGTTGCAGGTAAAGTGTTAAACTTACCAGAAGACAATGTAGGATTGAATACAGATAAACAACACTATAATATGAGGTGGGATGTAGTTGAGCGATTTAAAAAGATTTCCAATTAAGTATATAAGAGACTTTATTAAGAAAGATTATAAAACTAGAGAAGATTGCTATATCTGTAGTAGTAAAACTAAATTAGAGCTGCATCATTTATACAGTGTAAGTGAGTTGTTTGGTAAATGGTGCGATAAGAACAGCATAAAAGATGTAACTAGTGTTGAAAAAATTAAAGAATTGAGAGTTATTTTTGCAAAAGAGTGTGAGGATGATCTGAGTCATAAAAATTTATTTACATTATGTTCTTCACACCATAAGCAACTACACTCAATATATGGACAGACTTATTCTAACCACTTAGCACCTAAAATTAAAAATTGGTTAGATATACAAAGGACAAAAAATGGCAGATAATAAAATGGGTTTCAGAGAGTG